AGAAAGGCCGTGGATCATCTGTTGCTGGGCGCCGTGGAACAGCCCATGGACGGACTGCTGGACCTGGCGGACGTGGAGCGGAGGGACCCCGGCGCATCCGTCGCCGTCATGTCCGGTCTAAAAGCACTGGACCAGTCCATCGGAGGCTTTGCCCCATCGGAGCTGTCCGTGTGGACTGGAAAGCGCGGCAGCGGCAAGTCCACGCTGCTGTCCCAGCTGCTTCTAAACGCCATCGACCAGGGATTCCCGGTCTGCGCCTACTCCGGGGAGCTGTCGGCCTGGCGCTTCAAGCAGTGGGCTATGCTGCAGGCCGCCGGGGCCGGGCATATCGAGCCGAAGCGGGACCCGGTGTCCGGGAAGCTGTATTACTACACGCCGAAGGAGATCGCGGACCGGATCGACGGTTGGTGGAAGGGAAAGTTTTTCCTGTACGACAACCGGGTGGCTGGTGCTGGGGACGAGGACAGTATCATTTCCGTGTTCGAGTATGCCGTTCGCCGGTTCGGCTGCTGTGTATTTCTTGTGGACAATCTGATGACCGCCCGATTCAGCGACCAGAGCGACAAAGATTTTTACCGGGCACAGAGCCGGTTTACGGGGCGGTTGGTGGAGTTCGCCAAGAAAAACGAGGTGCATGTGCATCTGGTGGCACACCCCCGGAAGGGCGATAACGACAAAAAGAAGCTGCTGACCGCGGACGACATCGGCGGGTCGGCGGACATCACAAACCGGGCGGACAACGCCTTTTCGCTGGAACGGATGGAAGAAAAGGACATCGCGGCCTATGGGTATGACGCCGGGCTGAGCATCCTGAAAAATCGCTCCTACGGCTCAACGGCAAACATCCAGCTGGTCTATGATGCCCGGTGCCGCCGATACACAAAGAAGGGAGAAAGCGATGGAACGCTGACTGGACCGCTTATGAGCGGGAGAAGAAAAAGCTCCAGGGATTGCCGCCGGACGAATACGAGGCAGCCCTGAAAGAGCTGGCAAGGAGGATGGGAATTTGATTTTTGAAATTCCGTATCCGCCCACCAAAAGGGGAAAAGCGGCCTGGAACAAGCGGTTTGGCCTGAATGCGTATTATGCCGGGAAACATTGGTCACAGCGGAAGCGGGACGCAGAAGAACTCCACTCTCTGGCGCTGTGGTCCATGAAAAAGGCACATATCCGAAAACAGTTCGTCAAAGGCCCTGTCGAAGTCATTTTTCGCTGGAACGATGGCCTGGACGTGGACAATCACGCCGCCATGGGTAAGGCATTTTTAGACGCCATGAAAGGCTACATACTGCCGGACGACAACCGGGAATGGGTGCGGAAAGTGTCCCATGAATTTTGGGAAAACGATAACATACAGGTGGAGGTAAGGCCCTATGGGCGAACTTGAACAATACTTGGTCCCCATCCGGCGGTATTCAGCCAACCCCTGCATGGATTGCTGCTGCCCGATCAGCAAGTGTCCATGGCTGCGCGAGGGAAAGCCAGTACCGGGCTGGACGGCCAAGAAACGGACGTTCATTGTTGGGAGAGATCAATACGGCGTAAAGCATTGGGTGACTACATACGCCATCGAGAGCTGCCCGCTGGAACAAGGTAAAGGGAAGAAGGAAGAGCAGTGGAGGAAATAACGCTTTTTCGGGAGGAAAAAATCAGTGAGATCAAGCTAGATATCTATGGTGTACCTGATTTATCTAACTGGCCGCAGATTTTTGAAATCCAAAACACAGCACAGAAATGCTACTATGCATTAAAGCAGCATGAAAAAGTCATGTGTTCGATTTCCGGAGGTTATGACAGCGATATTGTTCTGGACTTGGTCATTCGGTGTGGAGGCCGGGCTAAAACAACATTTGTGTTTAACGACACAGGTCTGGAATATGACGCTACGAAAGAGCATTTGATGCGCCTCAAAGAGCGTTATGGCATCCAGATCAAGCGACTTTTTCCCCAAAAGGCAATCCCGAGTTGTTGCCGAGATTATGGGGTTCCGTTCTGGTCCAAGTATGTGTCCAGCATGATTTATCGGCTCCAGAAACACGGGTTCCAATGGGAGGATAAGCCGCTGGAAGTGTTGCTCGACAGATATCCTGGATGCCGCTCAGCGCTCAGGTGGTGGTGCAATGATTTCAAGACAGCTAACGGGAGAGAATCTAGGTTTAACATTGCGTATGTCAAAGGTCTGAAGGAGTTTATCCGGCAGAACCCACCAGATTTTAGGATTTCAGCCAAGTGCTGCGAGTATTCAAAAAAGGTGCCCGCACACAAGGAACTTTTAATTGGAGATTACGACCTTAACATCACTGGTATCCGTAAAAAAGAGGGTGGAACACGGAGCAGCGCCTATAAATCGTGTTATGACGAGATTTTTTGTGGCCCCGACAACTACCGTCCAATCTTTTGGTGGGGAGATGCGGAAAAAGAGGCATATCGGAAATGGGCCGGAATCATCAGGTCAGACTGCTACGAATTGTGGGGTATGAAGCGTACAGGTTGTGCTGGCTGCCCGTTTGGAAAAGATTTTGAACAGGAGATTGGTCTTGTCCATGAGTTTGAACCCAAGCGGTATAGAGCAATGGAGGCTGTCTTCGGGCAGTCATACGAGTACACAAGGCAGTTTTTAGCCTATAGGGAACAGATGAAAAGCCTGCAAAGAAATGCCGATCAAATAAGGCTGGAGGGATTTTATGAATGATGTCAAGCGCGCCCTGATGGGTGACCGGGAGGCGGCGAAGCGGCTGACGGATGCGGGGGTGCTGCTGCTATGTCCTATGTGCAGAGGAAAGGCAAGGGTACGGAGCGAACGTTACTATCAGCCAAATGTCCGCAGAAATGTGATCTGCATGAAATGTTTTACGAGCAGCGGATGGTATAAGACGGAACACGAAGCCCGCCTCGCCTGGAACACCCGCGCGCCGATTCTGAGCGCGGAGGAGATGGAGATGATCGACAATGGATAGTTTACAGGCCAGCCAGATTGCTGGAGGGAATACAGCTTACAAGAGAGCCTGTTCCGATTTTTATCCGACTCCGCCGGATGCCACTTTTGCGCTGATGAAGTTTCTGGATCTCCAAAAGGGTACAAAAATTTGGGAGCCTGCCTGTGGGGATGGTCACATGGTTCGTGTGATGGAGAAAATGGGGTATCAGGTAATCGGGACGGACATCCAGCGTGGAGATGATTTTCTGACTGCTCCACTGATGGACTGTGACTGGATTATAACAAACCCTCCTTTCTCACAGTCAGAGGCATTCATTCAGCGGTGCATGGAACACGAAAAGCCGTTTGTACTTCTACTGAAAAGCCAGTATTGGCACGCAAAGAAAAGAAAGCCGCTATTTGAAAAGATGCCGCCAGAGTGGATTTTACCGCTGACATGGCGGCCGGACTTTCTATTCAAAACCAGAGGCAGAGGCGCACCGCTGATGGATGTGATGTGGGTTTTGTGGGACCCTGACTACGATCATGGGTGTATTACACGATACTATCCGCTTGATCGGCCGACGTCGGAGGAGATGGAGATGCTGGAGAAGCTGGAATGAAGAACCCGGGAGAATATGTTGACATTGAGGACCCAGCCTTGCAAGTCAGAACAGACGAGAATGGAAACACCGTGGCCTCTGCAACGATACAGGCGGTTGTCCTCTGGAAAGAAGATATCGAAAACTACATCATGGACGAGATCATCAAGATGTGCAAGGAGCACGGAATTACGGACCTGTATGTGCTGAACCGGGATTTCATCCTGTCAGCCATCAGGGAGAAGATGGAAAGGGAGGCCCAACTATGAAGCTGGAAGAAGCAATCGCAAAAGCTAAAATTTTGAATGATAGCCTTAAAGAACTGACCGATGAATACGAGGGTCAAGGTTCGTTTATAGCGGCTGGTATGGCTGTGTCGTTCAAGCTTGTATTGGACACTATCCTCACCGCCCTCCACCCCGTCAGCCGGGAGCAGCTGGAGCGGGTGTGGCCGGGGTGTAGTTTCTGCAAAAATGACGGTGTTCAAGATTATCGTACTGCTGTATGCGTTACGAGATGGGGAATGAGCTACTTAAAAGGACCAGAAATTGAAAGTGACGACATTTTCTATGCCCAGAATCATTTTTGCAGATTTTGCGGCCGCCCCCTCACCCTGGAGGCGTGGAAAGAAATGAGAAAGAGATGGGAGGCGGCGAACGATGCGGATTGAGCGCAAGCGCTATGTGGTCATGCGGAAAAACAGAACAGAGGTCTGGTGCGGTCTAGCAAAGGCTTTTAGTTTTCGTCCCATATCCGAAATAAAAGACGTATCCGTCAAGACATATCGTTCTGAGGCGCAGGCTAGAAGCGGATGTTCTTCGTGGGACAGAGATTTTGAGGTCGTTCCGGTAATTGAGACGATTGCGACTGAGGAGGTGCTGAAAGATGGAAGTACGACCGATTGACGGAAATATACTACGGAAATGGTGCGAAAAGATAATTGACCAAGCGTGCCATCCAGCAACCGTGCAGATCGGGGAGGTATTCCTGGACAAGGTACGCTCTATGCCCACCCTCACCCTGCCGAACGAGTGGGTGAGCGCGGAAAATGCCATGCCGGCAGAACATAAGTCCGTGTTGTGTATCGTGAGCGGGAAGCCGAGGCCGAACATCACACTGGAGGAGGCGTATCAGCTTGGATCGTGGAATAAGGCTGACGGCTGGATCATCGATGAATATCTGGACTGGGAAGATGCTGTTGTCTTGTGGTGGATGCCCCTTCCGGAGCCGCCGGGAAAGGAGGGGTGAGGATGGACGTGAAAGAGGCAATCACTCAACTTACAGGACTGAAGAAATATTGTGAAGGG